TTGCAAATCTTCTTTACGATAGATTTGGCTCATAGCCTCTACAATGTCATACTGAATATTTGATAATGGTGGTTGCCCAAGATAGTCTGGAGACTCAACAAATGTCTTTACATCTACAGGAGTTTCTTCAAAATGATTGTCCTGTAGTGCTTCCAAAAAATCATTGAACATTATGGACAACGGTAATCACTTCGCCTTCTTTAGCAATTGCAGATAGTCGTTGCATAATAAGATCACGCACTTCTGGGTGCTCAGAAGCAATGTCACGTAGAATGCCAACAAGAACTTCTTGTCGCTTTTCAATCTCAACCATCTCTTCTGCTAGTTCCTTATTTTCTAACAAGCCAGCCTTTTGTAACATGTCAATACGTCTTGCCTCAATATCCATAACCAGTTTAATTGCAGCAGTCTTGGCATTAAGATTTGCAGTAGTTGTTGCATCATCAATAACTTCATATGCCTGCTGAATTAGTTTTGTGTAATGTGCATCTGCACTAACAAGTGCATCTTTTGCACGAGCACGGATAGCATCATTAGCAGATGCCATAGCCTTCCACTCATTTAAATGTGCAACTACACGAGTACGTGGAAGAGTAAGAGTCTTTGCAATTTTAGTTGGGTCATTACCTTTTAGGTATTCTTCAACAACACGATTTACTTCATCAAGATGTTTGACTAATTCAATTTCAGTGTCGCTCATATTTTCCCTCTAGTCTATTAATTTCATCCTGAATATAAAATATAGCCTTCTTTAAATCTTCAATGTGGGTATTCTCATTCTTAATTCCTGCCCTCCACAAATACTTGAAGGCATTACCAATATTAAAATTACGATGACGAGTAATCTGAATACACTCAACTCCAGAAGGATCTGTTGTGTAATGGGTAGGATGATTTACCTGATCTACTACAATGTTAAACTTTTCTGTCATCGTTTTGATTTCCTTAGTCCAAATTTAGCAAGGTATACATAGATTGTCTCCACGCTTACCCCGCATTCCTTAGCAATATCTTCTGGACTCTTTCTGTCCATATGATAACGCTTCTTAAGCCATAGTTCATTTGTATATAGTTTACCAGCCACGGCTACTCCTTGTCAAATCCCACTGCTTTATCCCAATTATTTATAGCCCAATGACCAATACCTGCTGCATCCGCCACATCATAATCTTCTATTTTTTTATCATAGACTATCTCTAGCAGTTTAATAGTTCTTTTCTTTCTAAAATCACGTTCATATGATTTATACCAAGATAAAGATTTACCAGGATTTGCTGTCCTTACCTGTAACTGTTCTTCTTTAGTTAACTTCTTGTTGCCAAGATAGTTTTGCCATGTTATTGGGGATACCCTGCCAATTAGCGATATACCAGCAAGACCAGCACCACCAAGAATTGCACCTTGAACCAAAGCAAGATCTGCTGCAGTTTTGGGGGAATTCATAAAAACGGTATGCTCAATAATAACAGTCTTAATCATATTATAATGCTCAAACAATGCCTTAGTCTTAGCAGTAGCATCTATAACTTTTTCGTATATATTGCTACCCTCAAAGTTTATTTTTCCATAACCAGTCAGAGTTTTGTGAGTATAGAATGCAAAAGCAAGACTGTTTGTACTAGCATCAATAGCACAAATATGTGTTGGCTGATTAATCTTGCTCATACTCAAAATATCCTTTAAGTTCTTTTAACATTTTATCTACTGCTTTTTTACTAACATTACAGTTTGAACAAAATCCAGAGTCGTTATAGATAGATAGTTTGACACCACAACCACCTAGACACTTTCTTTCTTTGCCTTTTCTTTTTTGCCTACGTGTTAACTGATATCTTTCTGCAATCTTTTCTTTAGTAGCAGCATCTCTACATGCCTCACTACAATAAACCTGGTAACTTACCTTTGGTTCAAAATAGTTGCTACAACCAAAATGATTACAGAGTTTCACTCAGTCCCTCCAGAGATTGGATCTTTACCACCCCTGGCTCTGCAACAGCACATGCTGCTTTTACAGGGCAGCCTTTGCATATTTTAGAGTTTGCACGGTAATTCTTTTGTGGAAGTTGTTTGTCTTTCCAAGACTTATATACTGTACGCATCCAGTCAAATGTTGTATCGATCCAGTTTTTATATTGCTCAGTTACTTCTATAGGAAATACTAAAAGATCGTGGTTGTTCTTATTTTCATAGATCAGAGCACCCTTTGCCTTTTTAAGAATCTTCATATAAATAATTAATTGTTTTACATGATATTCTGCTGGCTCACCTTTTACTTTATAATGCTCAAATGATTCCGATTTCATTGTCTTTATTTCGCCAATTATTTCTTCACCATCTATCTCAAGCATTGCATCTCCCCAACCAAAAATTGGTGGATCTGAATTAACAACTTTGAACTCTGTAGTATCTTTTTCTTTACCAGTTTCTTCGAAATACTTTTCATCAAGAAACCTTTTTGCTACTCCAGCATCCAGCATTGCCTGTTGAATTCTATCGTGTGACATAGTTCCAGCGTTCATGTTAGCAATATCATATGCATCATTATCGCTTTCAAATATGTTACCTTCAAATGCAAGGTACCAATATCGTGGACATTCCCCATGCCCAAAAACAAGACCTGATGGAGCAAATGTCTTTTTCTTAGTAAACTTAGGCTCCTGCTTTGCTGTATACCCACTATTAATTTTTTGTATAAGAGCAGCACCGTCAAGGATATGAGATTTATCCTCAGCCTTTTTCATCATCTGCTTTATCAAGTTTTTAGTCATTATTATCCTTTTTATCTATTATATCAGTTACCGCATTATGTACTTCAAAGCAGATACTAAATCGTTAATTGCTTCCGCTGCCGTATAGTAAATATTTTTCTTACCTCTGTCTGACTTGTCCACATTAGTCATCCATGTTGCTCTAAATGCCATCTTTGCTGCAATAGCCTGTAGCCTTACAATTTCAAGACTTGCTACCTGTGGTGGAATGTCTGGTTTTACAATTAACTTAGCAATCATTGTAAGTGCCGTAGTTAACTCTTCGTCTTTCATATAGTCTGCAATTTCACTAAGACCATTTACCATATCAATGGTAGTCTTAGTAGGTTCATTTTGTTCCGTCATTTTTAGCCTCCCACGTTAATTGATCTAATAAATCAAACTCTATAATAGCCAGACGAGTCTTCTTGTTTCCTTCTCCCAGAATAACAACTATGGCTGGTGACTTATCGGTACCCGCCTTGATTGAGTCTGTTACTGCTTTAGCCCATACATCCTGATTAATAGTAAAAGATTTAGAAGATTCTTTAAAATCAACTACAAAGTTTCTCCATGTCGCATCACCCTTTTTAGTATTACGACCAGAGTTTTTGTGCTGTTTAGCACCTATTCTTTTACTCTCGTTCTTCTCGCTCATAATCCTTCTTTGTTTTTACAATTGAAGCCTTAGATAAATGTTTTTTACTACACATCCAAGTTAATTCTAAACTTTCTTTCCATAGTCTTATTGATAAAACTTCTTCTTTACAGGTATGACATGGAAATTTTCCTGGATAAGTAGAAAATCTTGAATCAGCCATTTGTTAGTTTAGCCTTTAACATATCTTGGAAGTCTAAGTCTTCTTTAACTCTACTAATAAGACCTTCACGACCCTGTACTTTAGTGCCATCTTCTAACTGGTACCACGCACCAGTTCTAGCAATATAGCCAGCAAGTTCAGCGGTATCAACAAGGTCGCCAATAGAATCAACCCCAACGCTATCACCTCTAAAATAGAAATCATACTCACCACTTTGGAAGGCAGGCGAAGTTTTAGAGAACTGTAATTCCCAACGAACTTTGCGACCAATCTTTTCCTCAATAAGTTTATCTCCGACATGTATCTTCCCCTTGATCGCCTGATTATCTGACAGACGAAAACAATTTAATTACAGTAGACGAATAAAATTTGGTAGCCTGTCCACCAGTAGGCTGTTGGCTTGTATACATTGCACTAATATTATTTCTAGATTGTGATATTAATACAAGTAGCGTAGGCTTTACCTTATTATTAGCATAGTTAAGCATCTTCCAAGCATTACTAAAATCACGAGACTCTGCACCAATTTGCTTTGTATTTTCTAGTTGCTTTAACTCTGTAGAATCTTTTTCAAAATAAATGGCAGGCAGCAATGATGTAATACTATCTACAACAATTAAGTCTACTCCAGCCTCCATTAGGTTTACTCCAACATCTACCATCTCGTTAATAGTTCTTGCCTGAGAAACAATAAGTTTTGACGTGTCTACCCCAAGTTTTTCTGCCCATGCTTTATCATATGACATTTCTGCATCAATCCAAGCACATACTTTATTTTCTTTTTGTGCAAGAGCAATCATCTGTAAACATAAAGAAGATTTTGCAGACGACTTAGATCCCCAGACAAGCACTTGACGACCATATGGAAGTCCACCATTTAGTGCACGATTTAATCCAAAACTTGGAGTTGCTGCATATTCTGTCTTAGGAACTTCATCGCCAACAAGAATGCTCTTTCGTAGTTTAGGATTTAATTGCGCTAATACTTCTTCAATTGTTACTGTCATTAGAATCTTACCCCATGCTTCTGTGGTCTATTGCTATTCTTTTCCATCTTTTCTTTAATAGCATAATCAAGAGACTTCTTCATATACCCTGCTTCTACCATGCCAGCATAAAGATCAAGGGTACGAATAATAATATCTGCAAACTCATCCGACATTTGATCTGGATCCATCTCCTTACGAAGAGCCTCCATTGCCTCTACAACCTCAGAAACAATCATCATCATTTGTTTTGCTACAAATATAGGGTCTACTGTTCTATCCCAGAATCCTTTATTAACAGCATTCTTATGTATTTCTTCTGCTAAATCATCAAACATTTACTACATCCTCCATTATCACTGTACCGTCTTTTGTTTTACCAAATGTAAACTTATAAACATTGCCAGCCTCTACATTCATATATGCTTTTGCAAATGATGTAGGAAATACAGTTACTGCATGTAGTTCTCTACCTGCATCTGCTAGAGTTAGAGAACCCATTTTCTTGCCAGCCTTTGTAACTCTTGGCTTGAATGAAACAACAAACATTTCATCATCCTTATATGGCAACATTTTATAGTTCAAGAATTTAATTAGTGGATCCTTAGAGTCTTTTATTTCATCAGCAGGTACTGCAGATACAACCCTATTGTCATTTGCAAGAATAATATAAGTACGACCAGCCTCAATAGCGGTATTTTCTTCATCAAATATTCCCACACTTCCTGTTTTGTCTAACAACTCTACCCTTGACCAACCTTTAGATCTCTTAATTGATTTTACCATACCCATCAATATGAATGCACCTTTTTCTTCATATTCTTCAATATCATTTATATATGCATAGTAATGTTGTGGCACTGGCATATTAAATTCAGGAAGGTTAAGGTACTCGTATAAGTTTTCCTTAACCTTCGCTGCATCGGCTGGGTTGTCTGGAAATGTAAGTGCACCAATAGCATTCATTGCCTGCAATGCACGAGAGTTTACTCCATTGCCTTTAGTAAAGGTAAACTCTTCTACCTCTTTGAAAGAAGCAAATGGTCTAGCAGCAATATAACGATCAGCAATGGTATCAGAAATATACTTAATAGCGGAGAGTCCAAATCGAATACCCTTACCCTCAATTTTAAAATCTTTATCCGAATCATTAATATGAGGCAACTTAATTGGAATGCCCATTCTTTTCGCTTCAATCAAGTACTCCGTTCTTGTGTCTTTGTCCTTCTCATTCTTGAGAAGAGCAAACATAAACTCTAGTGGGTAGTGGTATTTGAGCCACGCTGTCCAATACGAGAGAGTAGAGTAAGCAACGGCATGTGATTTGTTAAACGAATATCCCGCATGTGCTTCAAAATCATGCCACAAATCCAAAGCATCGTTAGGAGCAATAAACTTAGAAGCACCCTTAATAAATTGGTCTTTGAAAACATCAAACTCTCTTGCATCCTTCTTCTTACCAATAATCTTGCGAACCTTGTCAGCCTCAGCCATTGTCATACCGCCAAGTTCAACGCAAGCCTGCATAACCTGTTCCTGGTATAGAATACACCCATATGTTTCTTCAGTAAATGGCTTCAAGATTTGATGTAGATAGTTAATGTTTTGACGACCATGCTTACGAGCAATATAATCTTTACCAATAGTATTCATAGCACCTGGACGAACCAAGGCATTAGAAGCAGCAAGTTCAGATAGGTTCTTTACACCCATCTTAATGAGAAGGTTTGTATATGGGGTTGCTTCGCATTGGAATACACCTTTTGTGTACCCCTCAGAAAGCATCTGATAAACATTTTTATCATCCATATCAATCTTAAGAAGATCTATTTTTTTGCCGTATCTATCTTCAATAATATCTAAGGTATCCTTAAGAACACTTAAGGTTTTCAAACCAAGTGCATCTATCTTAATTAGACCAATTCGCTCTGCCTCTTCCATGTCTACCGCCACAACAGGCATACGGCTATCTGAGCCAGTTACGCTACGAGTTTCCATTGGTGCATACTTAAATATAGGCTCTTTGCTTGTTACAACACCTGCAGCATGAATTCCAGT